CAACGTACTCGGACCATAGCCAGCCCCCGGCAACGGAGCAGAGGATGTCTGCGTGCTGGACGAAGGCACGATATTGTTCTTGATCATGCCGCTCAACCATGTGAGATTGTTCTTGTCCCAATCGCGTTGATTCAAGAAGTCCTGATAGCCAGTGTCCAAGCCCTTCTGATTCAGTTGCTGCTGCAGTGCGCCAATGCCTCCAAGTGCATTCGCATCATTGTTGCCCAGAGTCTGACGCAACTGGCCGAGCGCGCCTAACTGCTGCGCCACCCCCAAACCCGCATTTGCGCCAATCTGCGCGCCTTGGTTCTGCAGATTTCCAGCGGAGATGTTGGTATTCGCGCCAAGCTGGCCGCCACTAATCGCGGTATTCGCACCGAGCTGACCGGCGTTGATTCCAGTTCCCGACGCAAGCTGCCCCGCGCCAAGTGCTGTCTGTGCCCGCATCTGCTGTTGCTGTTGTTGCCGAGTGGCGTCGTTGCCAAAGATACCGGCTGCCGTGCCATAGCCGCTTTCCAATGCCGCCGCCTGCTTGCCAGATATGTCGGCCTGTGCGTCGCGGATAGAGCGACCAAGGATGTCAGCATTCCGCGTCGATCCGAACTGACCGCTCCCGATGAATTGATCCTGCACGCCGGGGATGATGTCTTCCATCAGGTTCTGATTCCCCAGGCGGCCAATCTCATTGACGACGGCTGAGGTATAGGGCGACATGTACTGCTGCCAGTTATTCGTCCACGTCTGCGCGGGTCCAGCGACAGCAGCGTTCGCCTGCCGTCCTGCGCCGAGTGCATTACCATACGCGGCATTCCCGTATTGACCGGCCATTTGATTTGCATTGCCACTAGCCTCAGATGCAATATCTGCGGCATTTTCGCCATATTGCGCACCAGCGCTGAGGCGAGCGTTAATATCAGGCATAACGCCGGAGGCGATGCCAGATGCCATATCTACATTCGGCCTCCAATTTCCTTGGCTGGTGCGGATCTGCTGGAATGCGGACTGTTGATCAGGCGTGAAGTCGGCCAGACGTTGCCCAGGATATGGCGTATATCCCTGATTCGCGAGTCCGATTGCCTTACCAGAAAGTCCGGCCTGATAGTCGGCCAACCATTGCGGAATTTGTCCAACGTTCTGCGTGGTTGTGTTGACGTTCTGGGGCGCAGAGCCTTGGGTTAGCCATTCAAGTGCCATGTCATTTTCCTTTCATGCCGTCGCGCATGTATTCGAGGGGAGATTTTGCGCGTGGAGGAATATCGTTCGGATCAGCGGAGCGATGATGCTGGCGGACAGATTGCATCATGCCGTGCAGAGCTTCCGCGCCCGCATCGCTGCTGCCCGAGCCAAGTGCGCTCACAACATCAGCGGGCACCATGAATTCCCCGCGAGATCCCATAATCGGAACATCATCCGACTGGCCATCCGAGATTTGCGACAGTGCGCCCTTTACTTGGCCGCCGTGCGCCATCTTTGCGGGTTGGTTCTGATTGCCAAACCACATGTGTTCACCGCCGGTGATGGGAGCGCGGGCCAAGTCGCCCTGATATTGGTTGATAGTGTGGTCTGGTAGCGTATTGAAATACTGATTCGCCCATTGTTGCTGCGTTGGCGACCAGCTTCCTGCAGCAGAGCCGATGCCGGAAAGTGCGCCAGCCCCGGCCCCAGTAGAGCCAGGATTCTTGTTCTTCAGCAGACTGCCGATAATATTTGCGCCGCTAGTGAGAAGACTCGGGTTGGCCTTGACTGCACTCAAAATAGACGATAACGCGCCGCCGCCAGAACCTGCAAGATCAGCAGCAGTCAAGCCAGAAAGCCCTGAGCCAAGTTCGCCTATTCCGCCTGTTGTTCCCATAACGGAACCGACGCCCTCAGTTGTCGCGCCGAAGGTGCCACTACCAAGCGTTCCAAGATCTCCAGCGGTACTAGCCCAAGGCGCAGCCGTACCAGTTTCCGCCATCCCACCTGCTGGAAGAGCTGATAATCCTTCTGCAGCCTCACTACCAGCACCCGCCGCGCCCGCCGCACCTCCAGCAGCACCGCCCAATGCGCCAACGCCGAGATACATTCCGACTGCCGGAAGTACAAAGTCGGTGATGATCCCTTTGGCACCAGTCATCCAGCTAGGGTCTGCCTTGTAATGGCTGACATTTACCGCCCCGTTATCACCCTTGGATAGCTGCGTCATCCAGTCAGTCGAACCGTCCGGCGCAACATAACTCGTGTCGCCAAAATTGAATTTGGCGTAGTCCCACGGGTCGCCCTCAATCTCAGACTGTGGGAGGTATATTTGTGCGTTTGGTCCGTTCAGGCTGCCGATATTTGTTCGGCCATCATGGTATGGGTCGAAGCTATCAGCCGAATCCCACTGTAGTTGACGATCATGCTGCGCCTGCGCAACTAGGTCATTCCAGTTGAGTTTTGAGTAATCAATTGCCATGGCTATCCTTGAGCAATGTCCGATAACCGTTGAGCCCACGATTGCCAGTCATCGAACCCGTTCGGGTTCGGCAATCCTTCTGCTTCAAGGTCTAAGATCTCGTACACCCTCAGCGCCCAAGATAGCCACTTATCTTCGCTTTCAGGGATACCAACATTATACTGTGCTAGTTCCTCAGTTACTACACCAGCCCACCGCATGAAGTCAATACCGATTGGAACAGGCACGAAAAAATTTGTTGTCATCCGCGCTCGTCCCCCGGCTCGACAGTGACAAGAACTTGCCCCATCTCGAAATTGCCGCCGATGACGTTTGATTCAAACTTGATGGACATAATGCCCCTCTGCTCTCTTGGGTCAATGTGCTCAGTCGATGAGGTGAACGAATACGGGGCCGACTCGATATTCTCGCTGTTCGCGTAATTACCGCCTTCCACGTACATGTTCATCTCGCCGGACTGCACAAAGTCAGGCTCCACCCGGACAAGAGTTGTCTGCACGTTCGTCGGCATAAGGTTTTCCGCTGGGCCTGCAGTTTTATAAGAGAAATTTGCAGTGGTGACGTAGCTTTGAATTGCCGTCACATCTTGGCCGCTTATCTTGTCGTGGCCGGTCTCATGCTTCCACACCACATCCAGTTGCTGGCTTTGCTGAGCTGCGGTCAGAATTCCGGTCGCGCTACCATTTGTAATGGTTTCTCCGTTTGTGAATGGCACAGCCGTCCCGGCATCAACAAGATTCATTGAGCCAGGAAGGAGTCTGGCAATCGTTCCCGTTGCGCTCGATGACATTCCTGTGATTGTGTCGCCTTCGCTGAATGATCCAACCAGCGGCGCGTAAGTGAGATACACCGAATCGCGACTATCCTCTATGCCAGCCATTACCGGGTAGCCTAAAAGCTGCGCCGACATTCCAGCACTGCGCCCCGCATGGTTGTCATACCATGTCTGCTCGCGCACGTTGTAGATAATGACGTCCGTGCATTCTGTTGCGGTTCCGCGAGGGTAAAACCACCAGATTTCCCCATATCGAGGAACCTTTACCCCCCACACTTTCTGCCGCTGCGAGTAGTTTAGGTTGTCGAAGAACCAGTTTGCATTCATCTGGTTCGGCAATTCCTGCACAACGCCGTTATAGACATAGAACCGGTCGATTCCGATCCAGAAGTACAGACCGCTGTACTCCACCATGGAATGCTTCGACATTACGGAGATGTCAGCGGACACCGTGTCGTATGTCCAGATTCTCGTTCCGCCAACAAACGTCACGCGGATGAGTGAATCGAGGGACCAGAACAGGCCAGCCGGTGAGCCTGACCCGCCGCGCATCGGCATGCCTTTAACTATCTTCGTGGCGCACGGATTGGCAGAGTTTGAGTAGTTGCTGCCGCCAGTAGTCCATCCGGTGGACGCAGAAAAGTCATTTGCATTCGAGTTTCGAATGAGGCCGTTGCTGCCATAGACAAATAGGAACGGTTGCAATACAGTGCACCCGCCCGATACCTGAATCACTCCTGATCCATCTGAAATCTGGGAAAATGCCGCCGTCCCCGTGATGTCTCCGTAATAGATGCCTCCAGCCGTGTCACTGGAGATGTCGTCCATATCCGGAGTCGATGCAGCTATCAATGCGGTAAATGACCCGCCTGTGCTGCTGTACATGGCAGCGGTAGACCATGAGTAATTGTCGTTTTCGGTGAATCCCGACGGAGTGCGGTCGTATACCGCGCCGCCAACGCCGTTATTGTCCACCTGCAGCCGCTGAATGCCCCATGGGCTGAAGGAATGAATCGAGTTCGTCGAAAGTCGGCTATCCGTATAGATGGATCGGATGGGGCCGGTTAGCTTGTTGCTGATCGCGCTATAGCCACCCATCTTCTTCGGCCTGCCACGCTGGAACCGTATCCATTGGCCATCTGAATAGAAGTCCTTGTCGAACGAAGTCCCGTCCCGTTTGATCCCCGGCTTGCTGGTGATCTCGAATATCTTCTGGATCTGATCAGCCATTTACCGTTGTCCTGTCTGGAATGCGGTTCATGTTTTCGGCATTGAATGCGGCCAGCCCTCGATCATACGTACCCTGCCACTTCTGCAATTCTGGGCTGTTCCTGGACCACGTGTACGCTTGCACGAGAGTTGCCGCCAGCAGTAACTGAGGCGCATTCACGGTCAGCCAGTTCGTTTGGTGTGAGCTATCCAGCGGCTGCAGGCGAACATGGCACAGCAATTCAAAATTGAAGGCCGCGCTGGGGGTCGGGACGATCAGGAAATTGTCGAAGTTGTAGTCGGCATAGAATCGCGGGTTTCCAGTGGAAGTCGGATTCGGCCAAAAATTGCGGCAATACTCATAGGATCGGGGCAGGATTTCAACCCTATTGCCTGATGCGTCCGTGTAGTTGAAGCTGATGTTGTCGCGCCAGTACGCAGGCTTTGGGATCGTGCTCTGATTCGATTGGAACGCGCCAGTTACCGGCAGTTGAAAGCCAAGGATTTTTAGCTCGGTTACAAGCGTGTTCTCGGCCAACATGATGAAACGCGGGATTTGGGCAAGCATTGCCGCATCATCGCGCTCCAAGTAGCTCTGAACATCGCTGACTAGCGAGTTGTACGTCATCGATGCGGACATATATCACTCCGGAATAATCCAAACAGCAGATTGCGCCTGAAGGGCTAGCGCAAGTGCCTGCGCCAGTTCGTCTTTCGTTACATCGACCGCGCTGTTATCGTGCAGGACCCAAGTGCATGATGTTTGGCCGGTGATGTCCGCCACTTTCAGAGCCCGCGCCATGCGCTCTTGGCTGATCTCGTCGCCGTCGAAGACTTTTCCGTTCACCTCGACCGTGATTGCATCAACTATTTCCTGGCGCTTGGCTTTTAGTTCTTCGCGAGTCGGCGGCGGCAATGGGGGGGCGTACCCGTCCGGCGCATCCACAACCTGCGAATCTCCTATCACATCGAACTGAATGTCTAGGTCGCCGTTGCAGCGATAGCGGTCGCTCAGAACCTCGACTGTATGGAATGGCCCGAATTCCTCGGTGGCGGTCTGAATCAGTTTCATGCTGCAGCCTCCACTTTGCAGAATATGAGACCAGTCGTGACAAATGCTCCTTGAATCCATGACGCATTCGAGGCAATAGGATAGCCAGCAGGAGTAAGTGTGGCAGCTAGCACATTAGGCAATGGGAATTGATAAATATTAGATTGGCTGACATATATTCCATTCACAACGCCAGCAGTTGCGCTTGGTGTAATGGAATATGCCGCACTTCCTGCTATAAGGTTTTGCCACGCACGAAGATTGTAAATATTTGAGCCCCTCAGTGGTTGCGTAGAGCCGCTGGGCAGAGGAATGATAGAAGACAGAACCGGGGATGATCCAGAAATGTCAACGTTGATCGCCATGTTTACCGGCGTCGAAGTTTGCGCGAAGAACAATGCACTCGACCCAGACAATGAAACAGGTGCGACATTCGATGCAACCATGTTCCCTTGGACAGCCTGAGATACCTCTGTTCCGGCAGACGCAGTCCCAGCAGTATCAATCAAGTGATTTAAGCAGAAGCTTGCGGTTCCATTGTGGTACAGAACGCATATTTTTGTATTGCTGGCGGCAATCGTCTCAATTGTGGTCGTGGCATTGGTCGGCGTGAGTGCCGAATTAATAGTTACAGAGCTGATTGCCGCAACCGTTCCTGATACGGAAATAACGCCACCCTTCAATGCAGTCGTATTGATCCAAAACAGCGCGATATTTCCTGAACCGAATGCTTGCGATCTATAGCCAGCCGCCGATGTTGTGGCATTCGCCTCTGTTCCTGCGGATAGTGTTGATCCTGATACCGTCCACGGCTTAGCGTAGATGTTCGAAGTTGTCGCCTCGATTGCCAAAACAACACTTGAGCTGATTACATGGATTGATGGAGCGGTTGCGACCGAACCCGACGCAGATGTCGCCGCTGATTCAGATCCGATTGTCGGCGTGGTACCGGATATTGTGATCGCACGAATCGCGGAAACAGTGGTGGCCCGACCATAACTGACCACCCATGATGACCCTACTGCCTTCAACTGGCCGAATGCATTCCAGTTCCCCGCGAGCGTTGCAGTACCCTTTGTCCCGCTATTGACCGTGATTCCGGTTGTGGAGTCGATGGTCAGTGTTACGGCCTCCATCGCTGTGGTGCTATCACACGACACCACAAGAACTTGACTTGCAGCAGACAATATGGCGAGGAAGTTGCTTGAGCTTATCCCGGTTCTGACGGTCGCGACTGCCCCCCATTGCGATCCAGCCGCTTGGCTTGAGTCATAAACAACCGCATAGAGAGCTGTTCCAGCTCCGCCTACCAAGCAAACCCGGTTTGAATCAATGGTGATAGCCGTGAAATAGTTGGAGCTTATGCCGGTATTTGATACGGTCGCGTTGACCATCTGCGCCGTCACGCCAGTTTTAGCAATTCCCGGAATAGACCAAGTGCCAGCCGCAGAGTTGGCGGAAAGACTGATCGTTACGCCAGTTTTCGGGCGAATCCAACCGAGTTGGGTGCCTGTGCTATCCTTGATCCCGTAGTCGTAATCCCCGGCATTGTAGATGCTGGCGATCTGTGCCCCCACTGCCGCAGCGTTCCCGTTTGGCAGTGTTGCGTAATAACCGGGAGCGGCTGGCGTCACGACATATGTCGAAGACGTCGCACCGGTTAGCGTCACGTTACCCGTCGCCGTGCTCCCGCTTCCGAGAAATGCGGATGGCGCAGGAAATCCAAACGTCCCATTATTCATATTTAGAAATCCCCGCCGATAACCAGCACGTTGAATGCCTCTGCGTTATTCGTGGCGGCCCTAAGAGACCATCCAGCAGGAAGAACAAGCGGCAGATATCCAGCATCCGCCGTATTTGTGGAGGACGCAGTATTCGTAAATGCAGCGACAGTTCCGGATGGAGTGGCAGCGCTTACCGTGATCTCGCGCCACAGATTCGAAACCGGCGTAGATGGCGTGCTGCTGTATGCACCCACAGTCGAGGCATTCAACGTCGGCGTCGTTGACATCGTGTAGGTGAACGTTGTCGCCCCTGTCACAGTAACTGCAACGTCTGTCACGTTGTAATCATCCGGGAATGCGCCCTGCACTGTGATCTTGTTTCCAGTTGATAGGCCGTGCGCGGCTGCCGTGGTGACTGTCGCTGTCGTGCCGACAAACGTTATCGTCGAGATGGTGACGCCAGCCTTGCCCTTTGTGATGAACAGGCGAACCATTCCTGCCGTTGTCGTGCTGGTCGCCTCGATAACGACCTTGTCAATGCGCGATCCGCTGGCTCCAGCCACGAACGCGGCAACGATTGTTCCCGTTCCATCCCGGTTGGTGTTCGCAGTCGAAATATTCGCAATACCAACACGGGGCGAGTTTGCGTATTGTGCAGTTGAGGACATTAGATAATTCCTTGTGCGAAGAGTAGATAATCAGGAACTGGCGCACTCGGCAAAGTGACGCCGGAGATGGTGCCGCCTGTGATGTTCACATTGGGGATAGTCACCTGCCCGACACTGTTGACAGAGATCGACATCGCCCCGTTGGAAGCCAGGGAGAAGTTATTCGCCCCAGACGAGAACAAGCCGGTGGACGGGTATCCTGTGAAGGAGAGAGACGGGCTTGTGACTGCGCCGGGGGTGAGAATCAGCTGACTTACGTTCGTAGCAAGCGAGTTGTTTGCCTGCGTGACGTTCACACCATCGCAGAACACGATCACACTTTGCCCTTGCGGGATCGTGAGCGTTGATCCAGGCGTCGGCGATTGCATGGTGAACGTGTATGAGCCGCTGGTATCGTTCGTCACGAAGTAAATCTGCACTACGGCAGGCAGCACAACAGTCTCGTTCGACGTGAGCGTGCCTGTGTAGCGCTGAACAACGTTTGCCGCTTCTGTCATCGTCAGCGTGTCAGTGCCGCCGGTGACAGTTTTTGTCAGTTGGGTGAAATTGAACTGCGTATTACGGCCAAGTCCGACTGTGTACCAGGTGGCCGTTGCGGCAGCATGGACGAAACAGGAGTCGTTCGGCTGGAGCGTGATGGACGATAGAGAATTGATCGTTTCGCCACCAGCGGCAGCAATCGTCAGCGTTCCAGTTCCCTGGTTACGAACTGCGAACACGAAGCCTGTGGTCGCCGTTGCTTCGGCTGGCAGTGTGATCGTTCCAGCGCCGCCAGTCCAGACATACAGCCGCGCCCTATCGGTTGTGGCCACAGTGAACGAAGCCGCCGTGGAGGTGGACGGCCAATCCAGATTCAGTGTCGAACTGATCGCTTTGACACCGTACCCCTGCACTGAAGCAGCAGACAGCGAGCTTGAGCCAGAGCCGAACAGGAATGAATTCCACGTTCCGGCTGCGGTCGAGTTGTCGGTGACGTAAATCATCACCTGCTGACCGGCGGTCACAGAAACCAGCGTTGATCCGTCGTTCTTCAGGACCGTGTAGGTATTCGATCCGGGATTCGTGAAAAGGATATTCTCGCCGGTCGATACCTGATTGGCGGGGGGCATGGTGATCGTCAGGCTGCCAGATGTGGCGGTGACGTCCATGATCCGCGCAACGTAATCAGTCGCCGTCGTGCTCAGATCTGGCCATTGCAGAGTGACGTTGGCTGACAGCGTAACTGTCCGCTGCGCTACGTCGGCAGGCTGCAGTACGCCGCCACCAAAGACCGCGTTAAAACTCATTGCTGCTCCTTAAACTGAAATATCCGTATCAGGACGTGGGTATTGGATGGTGATCTTGTCCGGCTGCCGCGCAGGTAGTCGCCACGGGTCATACTGGTCCATGCAGTGCTTATGTCCGCGAATGCCGGGCGAGTTCGGATCTGATGTCATGTCCGCGTGTGGCATCTTGAATCCGCAGCGACTGCAAATTCCTATCGCCACATCAGACTTCCCGAGTGTGTTCAGATACAAAGGCATGATTACCTCGTATAGCAACCGATGCGAGGGGCGATCCTAATCGGCGCGCCGTCGCGCTCGCCGTCCTCTGCTTGTTTAAGGTGATATTCGGCCTGCTGCATCAATAGCTCGATGCGGCCCGGTGGCAACTTCTCCGGAGGAAGTTCCATTGCCATACGGGAAGCAATCAGAAAAATGATCCCCTCAAGCCAGCGCTGAGGAACCTCAAGCGTGTTTGTGAGTGCGCCAACATCCTGAATTTGCCGCTGGTTCCAAACCACGACTTGGGCCGTCGTGTCCTCAGGAACGGGCCACAGCCATAGGCGAGGAACTTGATATTGCTTGTCGTACCAATACTGCAGCGGCCTACCCGGGAAAGCCTTGTTCGGCAGATCCGAGTACTCGTCGCGGTTATAGGGCGACATCGTGATTTCGAGAGGCGTATTGCCGAAGCTAGCAGATGAGACATCCAAGCTGGCAAGTACAGTCTCACGGATGCGCCAATATTGCGATGTCGTGGTTGGCTCCAAGTCGAACCAGTACGGGAGGTTTGCGGTCGTCGTGAAGGATGGAACGGTGTAAAACGTTGTCCATGACGCGCCGTCGGTCGATGTCTCGACAACCAAGTTGTACGTCGCCGCGCTTGTCGGAACGATTCCTATCGTGTTGATGGCATAGTCGTTGCCCGATCCGAAATCAATAGCTTGGGTTGTTGCGGTGCTCGATGTCGTCCCTGTCGGGTAAGTCATCGTCCGATACATGCAGTTCAGCACGTCCACGGTGCCGACAGGCAGGTTGTATGCGGCTTGATTGAGTGCCAGACCGAGAATCGTGCGCTGTACACACCACAGGCTCACACCACGGTTGGCAAGATCGGAAAGGAGGAAGAAGAGATTTTCTTTTGCCGAAAGCTGCTGCTCGGCAGAGAGCGAAGGCGCGAGAACACCGCAGCGCCTAGCCGCGTGCTCGATGATGGTCGTGACGTCGATTGTGGTCGCGCCGACCGTACCGGAAGTTGCCATTTGTCAGTTCTCGATATTCTCTCCTTTGCGGCGTCTAAGCTATTCAGCTATGCCGCAGTGGTACTTGTTCGATTGAGGCGCGCAGAACAAAGCCGGTCGGCTTATTGCGCAACCATCACACCTGTGTCACGCCAAATGCGCCAGCAGTCGTACTATTCGGGCCGCAGGCCAGCGCAGGAAGTGCGATGCACATTACCAGACGCTTGGAGCCATCCGAAGCACTGGACAACGCATATGTGCCACGCACATCGCCCGTTGCGGTAGTCGCCGGTGATGTGGTGTCAGCCACGGTCAACGTTCCAGTGTCGCGGGCTAGAGTGTTGTTCCAGTTGACGCTGACGGTATAGACGCGATCAGTGACGCGCACTGGAAGGCCGACCGTATCGGTAAAGCCAACCGAAATGTTGCCAGCGCAGGTCGCACTGATGGCGGCGCGGTAAATCGACTTGAACGCTTTCAATGTGGCGACGCGAGTAGTGCCGTTCAGCGTGATCAACTGCGACATTGGGTTGCCGTAGATGTCGTATCCATAGAACGTGATTGTCTGGGTTGTGTCGCCAGCATCTGACGATACGGCATCAATACACCGTGCGCAGTCAAGCACATACCGGGTCGTTCCGGTCGGGTCTACCGTAGTGGTTACGCCGGTGCCAGCCGTCAGTGTGAGATTCCCAGCGCCGCTAACTGCCTGCGCAGTAGCAAGGCCGGAAGTTTGCTTGGTAAGCGGCACCAGATCGAAGATGTAGACGCGACCCATCGGGCCGACGCCTTTTGACATGGGGGACGGGCCTGCAGTACTGGTCGCACCTTCCATGTTGGGTGCGTACGCATTGCCCAGATACAGGTCATCGGAAATTTGCATTTGAAGCTCCTTCTTGAAAAGTTTGCTTTCAGTTTAAAAACGGAGCGCCGAAGCGCCCCGTGTATTACTTACGCCCCAGCAGTTGACCAGAAGCAACGTGGGTCAGTCCATCCGTAAGCCTTGCGCATAGTGCTCTTGTAGCGGACCGAGTCCGTTTCAAAGTCGCCTTCCATCGATTTTTCGATGTTGCGACGCACGAGAACCTGAAGACCTTTCGGCGCATCGGTGGTAATACCCCACTGAGTCGCGGAAGTCATACGGGAGATGACTGCCACTTCCTTCAGGTAGCCCATCGACTTGACCGGGTTGATGTCGTTGTTGTTGGTGCCGGTGCGCAGAACAGAGTTCAGCAGAACCTCTGCTTGCAGTTCGTTACCCGGAGCAACCACCAGCTTTTGCGGCATCAGGCGGATCTTCTTGCCGTTGTTGTCAACGCCATTCGTGCGGATCTGGATCAGCAGTTGCTCAAGCGATGTCTGCGAGAGAGCTGCCGGAGTTGCCAGAATGTTGGAGAACGTCGAACCAAAGTTGACGTTCGGTGCCAGCGGGTGCGAAGCCGAACCAAGAGCCACACCATCACCGCCTGTGTACGATGCGTTGTAGGCGCGGTTGATGATGTTGGCGCAGTTCAGCTCATCGGTTTCAATCATCGATTGCGCCAGATGCTCGGAATACTCCTTGCCGATGCGGATATGGTCGCCGTCTTCTACCAGGACTTTCGTCAAGGCGAAAGCGAGACCGTACACCGAATAGACGTAGCGCTTCTGGAACAGAATACCGCCAGCTTGATACGTTACCGGGGAACCATCCGGCAGCAACGGAGCCGCACCGAAGCCGTACTGGACCGGCTCTTCGTGGTAAGCACGCGGAATGCCATCACGGACGGTGAAGATTTGTTTGTACTCGTCCTTCCGCTGATCGTAGATACCATCAAAAGATTCATTGAGGATCGGTTCGACTATCGGGCGAAAGTCGGTACTGCGCATAATATTAGTAGCCATGGCTTACCTCCTTAGATCGCTACTTTGTTGGACACGTATTGCGAACGCGCCAACTGGACTTGAACGACCGTGTAAGCATCGCCCACGGCATTACCCGGATCACCGTTGAACCCGATGATGCGGAACTGTTTCTGGACACCAGCGCCGCCAAGGGTGCTGTTCAGAGCGGACGAACCCAGGCCGGTCGAAGTGGAGCCGGAGGTCGGATTCACCACGTCTGCCTGATCGCCGATAGCTGTTTGCGCAATCGAACCATTCGCCTGCACGTTGTAGACGATAGCCGGATCAGCCCAAACGTAGGCGGTGATGTTGGTGGCGGTCGTGCTGGCGGGCCAGTAGTTCGACCAGGTTGGCTTACCAGTGGAATCGGTATATTCGCAACCAGCGAAGATGCCAAGCAGGTCAGCAGCAGTGGTTCCAGCGGTAATCGTGCCGTTGGTGTCGAGGATGACAGGGTTGTACTTGTACAGAGCCGTACCATATGCCGAAGCGATGGTGTACGGATAGGCGTACGCACTCCCCGTCGGATGGTCCGCCGGAACGAATCCGAACGGTGACGATGATGCACTCATTTTTAAATCTCCAAATTAGTTAGCTGAAAACCGGCGCTCTGCGGGAGCGGCCCAGTTCGTCGAAGCCGTCGCCCTCGATTTGTCCGAGTTTGCGGCCATTGCTGTCTTCTTGGGCGTTTTGCTCTTCAATCTGCTGCCGAATTCCTTGTTCGTACTCCAGCGGCATGTTGTGATGGAATTCCGTCATGATCATCTGATAGATGTCCTCGGGGATTTTGAACAAGACCATCTCGTTACAAGACACGAATCCTGCGAACTCGCCGTCTTTCATAGTGAACTTGTCCATGCCATACACTTCGCTGGCCCTAACCGGCTCGTAGCCAAGACGAATACGGTTGTGGATAGGATCGACCTTGCTGTTTGTTGACAGCCAGCAGAGGTGATAACCAGGAATTGCGGGGGGGGATGGAAGAACTTCCTGCTTCCATTCGCTGCGGATCATCCTGCGACGTTCTTCAGCGGAGAATGCAGTGCCATCGGATTGGGTGCGGCCAATATCGGCAGATTCACGTCCTGCGCGGGCTTCTGCACCGTCGGATTTTTTCAAGCGGTCGTCGCCGCCAATAAAGCCTGAGTGGTTTTTGGACATGTCTCTCTCCTATTAGCTGCGGTTCTTATCGTATTCACGATATGCTTTGATCATCTTGGTGCGTTTTTCTGGGTTGTCCCACGCACCAGCTTCTTTCAAAGCCTGAACTCGCTCAGGAGAGAGGTTGTATTCGCTCTTGGATGCGCCGGAAGAAGACTCCCTTCCCGATCCAGTAACGACACTCTTGCGGCTTTCTCTACGTGTTTCAACGCTACCACTAACATAGCGATGTGGCAAGTATTTTTTGAGGCGCGCCTTGTACTCATCCCAGTATTGGGGCGTGCGCGGGTCCCATCCTTCACGAGTTAGACCGGCATCGACAGTTAGAGCAATGCGGCTGTCTTCATCTTTCCCATTAAGGTCAAGCCAACGGTGCTCAGACATGAACTGTTCGCCATATGTCCTAACACGCGGGTCAAGCGTTTGCGGTTGCTGCTGGCGCTGCGAATAGGACGTCTTGATGTTCGCAAGACGTGAAGCCTCTTCACGTGCTGCAACCATCTTTTCTGTGTAGTCAGCGGCTGCGGCATGGTTCCCGCTCTCATATGCTGCTGCGATCTGCGCCTTGAACCAGGACGAAGCATCGGAAGCCTCTTTGATCTTGGCGTCAAGCTGCGCAATCTCGCTGCCTGTTGACCTGCGCTCGACCAGATCGAGGCGCTGACGCATTTCGTTGAGCAATTCATCACGTGCAGCAATCTCTCGGCGAAGCGAATCCTCGCGCTCCCGCTGGACTTGCTTCTTGCGCTGACGTTCTTCGCGGCGGCGTTGACGGATTAGCTCGCGCTCTTCATCGCTGATGTCGTCTGAGTCGTCCTCATGATGATCCTCATGCTGATCTTCGCTTTCGGATTTGGTGCGACTATCACCATCAGAACCATCTTCCTTACCAGTCTCCAGCTCTTCGCCTTCCACC